GGAACGATACTCCACTTATCTTGTCGAACTTGTTGTACAACCATTGGCCTACCTCAAGAAATTCATCATCACGGTAGTAGCATGTCATGGACGGCTTATGCTCACACCAGAAGTCCTGATAGATCTCCCATAGCTCAAGTTGTTCCATTGCACCCATCTCAGAGGCCACCACAGCCCCCTCAGGGGATTTTATAGGGAAGGAGAATACCTTGGTAGTGGGTGACATTACGTCGTCCTCTACGGGCACTCCTGCGGCTTCTAAGACTTGGCAGAGGGGGTCTCTTGAGTCTGCTCTGACTCGTCTAATGTACTGATCTGCGTATCTAGGATGGATACCAGAAGCAGAATCAACAAGCTGAGACACAGTACCGGAAGGCTTAACAGCAGTAATGGCGGTAGACACATTAATATCAAGACGTTTCGCCCATTCTGCATTAGTTTTAACCGCTTCTTCTTTGAGTTCAGTAAGCCAAGTTTTGAGAACACCTTTATCTCTCCTTCCTGATAAAGTCGGATGGTCCATAATACCTGTCAAAGAAACTCCCAGCAGCGCTTCTTCTTCTGTATTATTCTGCCAAACCTTCCTCAGGTACCTAAAGTTTGTGAGGGTAGCTTGTAAAGTTCCAAGGATAGACGCAACACGTACTTTCCGTTTGAGGTCTGACAACGTATCGGTTGCCCGGACAACAACTTCTGATAAGTTACAGAACTGGTAGGGTCGAAGGATAATTTCGGAGCATGGATTAGTTCCAAAGTCATAGGAAGCATCTCTTCGCTCGTTTCTTGCAGCTTGTTTTTGACTTGCAACCCTAGAGAACATTCCTCGTTCCCCAGACCTTGATTCGTATAAACTTTTCCACTCATTTAAAAATGCCTCAAAATCTGGCTTCTCTGTATAACATGCGCTGTTATTTGCTAGTCCTCGTTGAGGATTGTCTTGCCACCACTGTCCTGACTTTGCTCTTCGGATTCGGTCGTCAGTGAGGTTAGATAGACTGATGAGAGCACTTCTCCGGACTCCCCCAACCACGACGATCTGTGCAATCTTACAGCAGATATCGTGACATTCGATGGAGCTAAGTTTGCGTCCAGCAGCCTCCCGAAAGACTTCAACGGTGAACTTAAACAGGTCAACAAGAGGTTCTGGACCACTTGCTCTACCTCCGAATGTCTTAAGGGATGCCCCTGCAGGTCGTACTCCAGATATGTCCCACTTCGGAAGTTGACCCGAATAGAGCAAGCTAATAAGTTCTCTGTAAGCTTTAGCCCAGCCAATTTTTGAATCAGCGACATGTATAACGGTGTCTGTGTCATGAAACTCTTCTGCTACCTCCGGTAATTTTGTAATGTACTGTCTTTCTACGCTAAATCCCACACCTGTGCCACACATTAAGACGTACATCATCTCGTCAAAAGCTTTAGGATGGTCGATAGGCATGTAGGAGCAGTTAAACCCAGCTACGTTGTCACGGTCCAGCGCCTCTCCTGCAGTCATAAGCGCCCGCATAGACGGCATTACATTCATGTCGTGGATGTCTGCAAATATGCCATTGGCGTCTTCTAAAGTAAGTTTACCTTTTTCAACCCAAAAGTTTAGGTACCTGTCTATTGTTTCTTCCCAAGTCTCCCTACGCTGCTCCTCTGGTAGGTAACGAGCGTAGCGGGACTTGTGTATGTACTGTTGATATGCGTCCATTAACTTATTTCCTTAATTAGTCGTTCAATGTACCAGCGACACTTACGTAAGTCCTCCACTGGTTTCCCTTTGTAGTCGTAGCGCCAGAGGTACTTCAGTGCGTTACCCTTGAGATAACCCTTGAACTCATGTTCAGGCATGGACGCTTTGATTGCTTCGATGGCTTCAATTGTTCCCTTGTTGTAGTGGTCAGGCTTGTCCACAGGATCTGGCATTTTTCTAATAGACAATTTATTTAACGCACTTGCATAATCCCAATCAGAAGGGGTTGCATCATCAATACTCATCTTGTTCTTCCTCTAGCTCTTGTTCAAACACATCCAGTCTGTTGATTAACTTGTCCTCAAACCTGTCCAGCATTTCTTCTGAGGTTATCTGTAGGGCCTCCAGCAGGTCATCTGGGTCAAGGGCTTTCAAGAGGCGTTCCTTAATTTCCTCTAGTGTTAGTGACATGGTCAATCAACTCCTGTAGTGTCTCTATAGTATACCATAAAATGTTCTCTTTGTCACACCATTCCGACATAGTCATTTTGGCACCTTTTCGTATTTTCTTGTTAGGCTGCATCAGTACGAAGACAATCTCCTGTTCTCTTGGCAGACTATCTCTGACACTGGTGTACTTCTTGGTGTCTCCGTCTCTAAAGTATCCTTTGCACTCCACGAGAACACCAGAGGCATGGTGAACAAAGTCAGGACGATAACTGCGCTGAATGGTGTAGGGGACGGTGAACGGCTCATAGTCAAAACCTGTTAGTATCTTGCTGACATCTTCTTCAAACGTGCTTCTAAATTTTGATTTCTTGGACCTTCGGCTCATTGACCACCTCCGTTAAAAACCTTGGACCTGTAGAATAAAGGAAGGCACGAAGACCGGGCCAACAGCTTTTCTTGTATGCACAGTAAGAACAACCTATGTCCAACTTCATGTTACCGCTCTTACCGTCTGGTTTAGCCTTATAACAAACCTCAGGCGGCTCTGGTTGTTTTACCATCTCTTGGACATGCTCAATGCGGTCTGTGATGTCAAAGGCTATGGTCTCATGCACAGGGGCTTGAGTGTCCTCTTGATCGTACATTAGGTACGTTAAGTGTCCATTTTGTTTGTCCATCGCCAGCCAGCCAAACTTTGTCTGACCCTCTGCCTCTGCATATCCTTTAATTTGAGCGACGTATCCAAACGGATCATCGTAAGCCAGAGTGCCGTCCTTGAATTTCTTAAACCCATACGACGAAACACTTTTAACGTCTGTGACAACACCATCAATTTTACAGTCCATAGAACCCGTAATGCCGTTGATTTCACACTGTTTTTGTTCTGCGGTAACTTCATGTCCTGATGCCCTTGTAAGGAATAGTAGTAGTTCTTCAATCAGGTGTCCGTACAGGAACTTAACAAGCGTATGTCCTTGCATTTCTTCTGACTTTTGAACATTGTTGTAGTGGTTCCATAAGAACCTGTCACGCTTACCGATGTTAGACATTCGAAGCTTACGACCATCCCAAGCACGTCTTTGACCAAACTCCTTACGCATAAGGTCCTTTACGTTTTCACCGAACTGTTCAATACACTCTTCGATGTCAACGTCCTTATCTACTCTCTTGGTCTGAACAAGCTTGTAGATGTCGTCTACTAATGTGTATACATTCTTCATTGGTACTTTCCTGCTATACCTGAGACAACCTCTTGGGCTTGCTCTGGTGTGCATTTAAACCACTCACTGCGTCTTTCGTACAGCTTTTGTAGTTCGCTATGGGCTTCTGACTCTGCAGCACGTCTGTCGTTAACGTCCCAACTATAGTTTAACACATAGTCCCTAAAAGGGGAAGAGGTTTGGTAGCCGTTTAACCTATCTGAAGCGTCAATAGCCATCCCAATTTTTACCCACTCAGGAAAACTAGGGTTAACGATAATGTACACTTGACCTTCGACGCTAGACTCGTATTTTGCTAAGCTACTAAAAGCAGCGTCTTCAAAGGTCTTGTACTTTCCCGGTTTATGTAGAGGATGAGACTTTGGTATGTACTTACCGTTAACAAACATTTTGGTTTGGTCTCTTTTCCAAACAGCTTCTGGACTGTCCTTGTAATACTTATCTTCGCCTCTTTTGTAGTTCATCTTACTTGTCATCAGTGTGTCTCCGCCCATGTTGTTCCAACTTTGTATTCCCCGTCCAGTGGACATCTGAGTTTAAAGTGTGCTCCAGACGCCTTGAGACATTCGACCGCAAGCCAACCGAATTTCTCTGCTTGTTCTTCAACCACCTCCGATTGTACTTCATCATGGATGTTACCTATAAATTTATAGTCAAGTTTCCACTGCTTTGCGTAGTCGTCCAAAATCACCAGTGCCTTTTTCATTACGATGGCCCCCGCTGCTTGCAACAACGTATTCAATGCAGCATGTTCAGATCTAACTCGTAACCTTCTACCATCAAGTCCCCTGAGATAGCCTCGCTGAGATGCTCTAGCAACCCGTTCTCGTAAACTTTCAAGAGCAGGTGTATTTCGTAAAAATCGCTGCTTAAGATCTGCGCCGTCTCTTGCGCTTCCTCCAACGATATTTCCAATTTTTGCATCTCCTGCTCCGTAGAGGAAAGCGTAGATGAAAGTCTTTGCTTGAGGTCTTGTTTCAAGCCCAGCAGCCATTTGGTTTCTTGTATGAATGTCTTCTGTGAGAAGGACATTGGTAAACTCCTTATCGTCCATGTAGTGTGCCAACATTCGTAGCTCAAGGCCACTAGCGTCGAAACCTACTAGCTTCTTCCCAACAGGTACGGTCCAGCAAGAGCGACACTCGTGCCCGTAGGGGCTGTGGCTCGCAGGTACTTGTGCCATGTTGGGACTCTGATGTGTCATACGTCCAGTTACTGCTCCGTTACTAATGACACGACCGTGTACTCTACCGTCCTCCTTAACGGCCTCTAACCAAGAATGTACTTGTGCATATCGCTTTTGAAGAGTAAGGTACTCCAAAACTTTTCCCGCCTCAGGGACGTGACTGTTTTCCTTAAGCGTCTTTTCATCGACAACTGGCTTTCCACTTGGCGTTTTCTGATCCCACTTCGCACCCTTAGTCGCAAGTCGTTCTGCAACTTGTTGTCTGGACCCAACATTGAAAACTGTAACTTTGTCTTTAAGTCTTTTGCCCGTCTTTTCAGAATACCTTTTCTCGACAATGGGCGGGAACATCTCCTGTAGTTCGGCCTCAATAGCATTCATGCCCTCCTTAAATGTTGCACATAACTCATGAGCCAACTGCTGGTCTAGGACCCACCCATTACGCTCCTGCTGCTGGACAGCAAACTGTACCTTGTGTTCCAATTCGATACACTCAGGTGAAAAGTCAACCATGTCCTTCACAAGCTGTTGATGTACTGCTTCCGTAACCTCCACATCACGCATGCAGTAGTCAATCATAGCAGTAGACAAACACGACCAGTCGTCGTGGTCACCCTTCGGGAACCCAAGAAGCTCACCCCAGACCTTCAAAGAGTGTCCTCCGGGTCTGCTTGGGTCGTACAGGCGTGACAACACCAGAGTATCGACTATGCGCTCAGGAGCCACAGAAAGCCCCCAGAGACGTTCTAACACTGGTAGGTCGTAACCTATTAGGTTGTGTCCACAAACGCTCACAGAGCCAGCCAGAGCCTCACAGAGGGTACTACGGTTGGTATGTACCTGTGACACACCGTTCTCCCGTGTTACAACGCACCAGATGCGAGTAGGGTCTAAACCGTCGGCCTCAAGATCCAAATAGATCAAAAATCTGCTCCTATCTCAGGGTTAGCTACTTCTGCCATTCTTCCGGTGCTTCTGTCGTACTGCAGCCAACAAGCAGGGCCTGTTTCACCAGTGTAACGATTCTTCAGGACTCGAACAGTAGTCGTGTTCCTAATGTCTTCGTTAGCGTTCTGCTGGTCACGCTCCATGCCAATTACGATGTCAGACAGTTGTGCAATTGCTTGACTACCTCTGAGTTCACCCAAGGATATCTGAGCACCGTCCTCGTGTGCCTTGCCTTGTGATCGCCTGAGGTGTGACACGAGGAACAAACTAATGCCTGTCTCTGCCACGAGAGTACGAAGCTTGGTCATAATCTCGTCAATGGCTTTTCTCTCGTCTCCGGACTCTTGGGAAGACACGACGATTGACAAGTGGTCCAGTACGACGTACCTGCAGTCAAGTGCTTTTGCCATGTAGCGAACACGGGCGAGCAGGTTATCTGCTGAAGTTGACCCCCAATGGTCGAATAGGTAGTAACGTCCTGTTCCCAGTGTGGCCTCCCAGTATGGCCGAAGCTCGTCCACAGGCGTGTCCTCCTCCAAGTGTAGGGGCCTGTTTGCCGCCACCGACATGATACCAAGCGTTGTTCGGGCCAGATCCTCCTCAAGCGCCAAGACTCCAATATTGCCTTCGCATCGGCGTAGTAAATCGTACTCAATTTCTCTGATAAATTGGGACTTTCCCATACCACTGCCGCTAGTGATCGTAACGAGTTCATACGGCCTATGCCCTCTAGTTATTTGGTTGAGTCCGTCCCAAGGATATGGAATTGACTTTACTTGTCTCTTTTCTACCAGAGCGTCCCATGTCTCAGTACCTGCTACAATGCCGTCAGGACGATAAACTTTCGCATTCCACCAAAGCTGCGTAAAGTCCTTAACCCTGTTAGCCATGAGCATGTCACTGGCGTCCTTCACAGGAAGCTTGACTATTTTCAACTTGTTTGGACTGAAGAGGTCCTTGACTTGTTCTAATGCTGCTTCCCCTGCCTTGTCATTATCAAAACAGATGACAATGTTTTCGTAGGACTCAAGCCACTCTAGTTGCTCTTTAATCTCCTTGGCAGCATTACTAGCGCCTGACCTTAGAGACACCACGTCGTACTGTTTGTTGAACATTTCGTACACACTAAGTGCGTCGAGTTCCCCTTCGGTGATTGTGATGTACTTGTTGCTGTTACACTGCTGTTGACCAAAGAAGCCAACACCGGACATGTCTCCGGTAGAATGGAAACCTTTGGTTTTTACATCACGCACCTTAGCTGCACATATTTCCCCTGTCTCTACATTGTAGTAGGGGTAAAAGTGCTTTTGAATCTCCCCTGTACTTGAGTACTCCACAGTGACACCAAAACGGCCACAGGTTTCCTGAGATAGTCTACGCTGGGGTATTGCCGCTACTACACCACCCATGTTTAATGGTTTAGCTTTTGGTAATTCCTGAGTTGTCATTGGTTGTTCACCGTCTCCAAATACATGGTAATCACAACCGGAGGCAAAGCAGTGTTGACCTCCGTTGTCATAGATAGCGAGGGCGTCCGAAGAACCACACTCCGGACAACCCTCGTGTCTAAGGAACTTAGAAGTCTGCCGCATCGCCAACTGCTAACTCTGCTTCCTCTAGTACTTTGACCGCCTCAAGGTAGGTCGCTACGCCATGCACTGGGTGAGGCTGTCCCAGCTTGTACTTCAGGCGGACTTTGGAGTTGTATGGAACTTCTCCGGTGTACGGTGTGCCTTCGTCATTAAAGACCTTGATCTCGTACTTGGACTTGAACTTGCGTTGCTTGTTGCCTTGGTAGTCCTTGATCTTGACACCGTTGGCTGCAAGTTCCGCAGCGTCGTCTTCTGACAATGTGATTGTCATGGAGTAGGCCCCAGTTGATTGACCATTGAACACGTCGTGTTGGGTCACGTTGCTGAAGTTAACTACACCTTCTACTGTTGTTGCTGTCATGGAATAATCTCCGTAAGTCGTAGACTTGCGTCTACGTTGGTTTTGGTTTTAGCTCTGAGAATTCCTCAGAACATACTAATAGTATACACTACTTTAAGCGTGGAATCAAATTATATTCACGTACTCCTGATTAATGATTGTCTGTACATGGACGTACCCATCGGGCCAGTACGTGTAGGACTCTGCGAGTGCCTTGGCTGTCCTACGTACTGACTCCTCGAAGTGCTCGTGCATCCCTAGTTCGTCCTTGCAGTACCAAAAGGGTATGCGTAGGACTGGCTCTGCTGGACCACGTTCCTCATAGTACACAATGATCTCAGCGTCGTTACCTATGGGTCCGTCGTTGCCAAAGTGCTTCGTGTGGTCGTTCTCTGGTTGTTTCACTCGTCACCCTCCGGCAGTTCGTCACTGGCTATGAACAAGATCTTGTCCAGTGTTGACTTGGTCATGACTACATTGCCACGGTCGTCCAGAGACAACTCTAGGTCCTTGCGTATCACAAAGGGTATACCACCCCAAGGGTCCCGTCTCATGATGTCATTAGTCACTGTCCTAGCTTGTGTGTAGCCGAAGCAGTACACACTGTAGTCGCCTCCTGTGACTTCATAGATTGACTTTTCGTCGATTAACATCTTTTGTCCTCCTCTTCATAAGGTATGATATCCCAATCACGGTATACTAAGTCGTCAATAAACGCTTCATGCTGTTGACACTCTTTGTAAGAACCCACAGTCAAAACCCTGTCTATCCAAACGCCGTCACAAGCATATTCCCAAGCGATCAGTTGGTATTTGTCCATAACTTAAGTTGCTCCTTAGGTTAACTCCTGTAGTTTACTACTACGGTTTACTTCTTTAGTATATACCTTAGAAGAGGGTATCATAATCATCGTCCTCTGTAAAGATTTGATTTTGGTAATAGTTTACAACATTAGATTCTACTCCTGAGCCAGCAGAAGCAGACAAACAAGTGCTACAAAGATCAATATACTCACCACGTACGTCCTTCCTCGTTAGTTCAGAATCTTCCAAAATTTTATCACAAGCTTTACAGCGCATCCTGCCAGTACTCCCCATGTAATTCGATCATTAGTCGCTCAAGGTGTTTGTAGGACAAACTCTTGTACTTCCTCCGGCTTTTCAGTCGGTACATCTCAGTATCAAACTCCACCAAGTGTTCAACCATGGCATGTTCCAAAGGGTCTACAGCAGGACCTGAGTTGTCCTCAAGCCCGCCACACTCTACTGCGTATTCATCTATCGTCATTGTAAGCTTTCTCCATACGTTTAACTAGTTCATCAATGATTTGCTGCTCTTCTTCTTTCCAAGCTGCAATGTCGTCCTGATGGTACTCTTCAGCGTAATCAAATTTACCCTCGTCACGCTCTTGGTAGTCATCAGCCCAAAACTCCCACGATTCTTTAGACATCGTTATCTGCTCCTTTAATTAACATCCAGATTGTACCAAGTATACAAAAACTCCACAACAAAAACAATACTTTAGTTTCCATCAATCAAACCTCGCTATCTTCTGATTTCCTTTATCATCGGTAAGTCCGACAATTGAATAAGGGTACACCCAAAGGGTAAACCCAAGCTTGTCAATACGTGCGATAGGCTTTAATGGTTCGTCCTCTTCACTCTTAGCGATATAAGTACCAGAGTCGTCTATCGTACCCTCGAACGGGAAAACAAAGCCGCCATAGTGGTACAAGGAATCCATCTTGTCAGCTACTGACTGTATGGATTGCCCTTCGATGTATAACGACCTCTCGAAGAAATGAGGGATTAACCCAAGGGCCTCAATAGATACCCTATCGTCTAACATTTCAACTATCATTGTCTCTTTCCTTTCTGTCAATGTAAATAAACAAGGGCGTGAGTATAACACACGTTCCAAGTAATAACAATACGTCAAACCAAGGTTGCCAACTCTCGAACATCTTTAGTCCTCCTCAAATAGTCCCAAGTCTTCAGCACAGAATATGCACACGTGTTGGTCCATTGTGTCTAAGTGTAACACGTGGTTCTCGTCTCTGTACCACTCGCCACACTCTTTGCATTCGTATACTTCTCCCATGTCTTTAGTCCTCCTATGGTGTTATCGTGGCCATTCATTGCGACCTTGTTCGTACCCTACAGCATGCCCAACTATCCACCCAAAGCCAAAGCATACCACCATTAACACACTAAACATCATTAGTTCCATTATGCTACCCTCGCTATTATGTTGTTTTGCTTCTTTATCATGCTCTTTCCGTGCCCAATGTAACACACTACCGCCACGTCCTTAGACCAGCATGCCCTACAAGGCCCGCATTTGCCCTCTCGTGAATAAGCTTCACAAACTAGGGCACCACTAGGTACATTGTCTAACGTCGATATGGTGGACGTTTGAGGGCCTTCTACAGTGTCTCCGGTAATGCTGTCAGATGACAAGCGAATTACCACGTTTGGCAAAGCTGACATTTCTGCCAACACTGGACCGAACTTCGTAAACTTGTGCATGCGTGTCGGCAGCCAATGATTGCACCATGGCGTACGCTTCATTACGTCCAGAATCTTGTAAGCCAATCGAACGTCGTAAACGTCCCCGCTGTCAAACCATCGGAAATACCGATCGTTGTCCAGTTCGGACACCATGTCGTCAACCCATTTGTCACGCTTCCAGTCCTCTCGATTGTGTTCCCTTGGGGCCTTGACGTTCTTGAATCGGTAATTACCAGTCGTGGCATAGCATCCCGAACATGCGTCGACCAATGAACCATCGGCTTTGCGTGAAGCTGGACATGTGTCGAGCGCTTGCAGTGACCACGAGCGTCCTGGCATTTTTGATGCTTTGGATAGTTTGACCATGATGAACTCCTTTTGTTTCTGGTACGGCGAAAACCCCGCATGTAGCGAGGTCTCGTGAAGCTGTGAAGGTCTAGCGGTCTGAGATGCTTACACCTACAGATCGTCCTGCCTTGTGTTCAATGTAGAGCGACCAGAGACCGCCAGAGAGCTTGTGGAAACATTCGCCTTGGCTGTAGCTGAAAGGTCGCTTAAGAGCCTTACGCTTGCGGATGATGATGCTTCGGCCTAGTAGCTTTGATGTGGTTACGTTTTCCATGTTGCTGCCCTCCTTGGGCTTTTGTTGGCCTTGGCGTGATTGCCTTGGCTTGAGTTCATAATGCCAACATATTGTTACAGTATTGTTACACTGTAGTGTGAATATTTACTTTTTTTGTTTTTCTTTTTTGGTATGTTTTTTTCCCTTGCAAGTCCCGTACCAATACTGATTTTTTTCTTCAGCTGATGATTTTTTGCCAATGTTGGCACGATTCTTGGCAGGCCATTTGGACCTACATAGGCACACACTTATGACCCCCAAGGTTAAAACCCCGTGAATAACTTCCTAGGGCCTCTCAGAGCCATGTGGATAACCTTGGGCGCAACTGTGGATAACCTGTGGATAACTTTAGTTGATACAGCAGAAAAAATCCACAGGATTTACACAAGTTTTCCACAACCTGTGGATAACCTGTGGATAACTCTGGAGTAACCACTTCGCAGTTGTCCACAACTTATGCACAACCTGTGGACAACCTGTGGAAAACCTGTGGATAACTTCCAGAAGTTGACACAAGTTTGGACCGGGGGAGGGGGTATGTGTTGTTGCTTTTGTTTCTGTTACCACTCAGGCACAAAATAGGTCAAAATTAGGAAAATTAAGTAAAAAATAACAGCATGTAACCTGTTGATTTTACTCAAGTTTCTAATGTCCCAGGAATTAAGCATAAAATAGCTTGACTTTTGTGTCAACTTGTGTTATACTATTGTTGTAATTAGGGATAATTTATGTTATGACCGACGTTGTTAAAAAAAGAGGTCGTGGCAGACCCCGGAAGTCAGAAGTAGCCGCTGTAAAGCCCGGAAACAAGGGTCAAGTTGGCCGACCAAAGGGTGACGCAGCGATAATTAATGAGTACAAGGCTAGAATGTTGGCTAGTCCTAAGTCTCGTAAGGTCCTAGAGACTATTTTTGATGCTGCTTTGGACCATGATCATAAGAATCAGGCTGCTGCTTGGAAGCTTGTGATGGACAGAATATTACCTGTAGGTGCTTTTGAAAAAGAAGTAGTTAAAGACGGTGGCAGAAACGCTATACAGATTAACATTACAGGTGTTGGTACTGCTGAGGTAACCACTCCGGAAGATATTATTGAAGGAGAAGTAGTAGATGGCTCTTAATTATTTCACAAGAGAAGAGTTTGATTGTCAGGTCTCTGGTACCAACAACATGGAACAAGAGTTTCTACAAAAGCTAGACAAGTTAAGGGCATGGTGTGGATTTCCTTTCGTCATCACTAGTGGATATAGACACCCGACACTACATCCAATAGAAAAAAAGAAAGACGTTCCCGGTACTCATGCCCAAGGCATAGCGGCAGACATAAAAATAACAAATGCCGCTGATCGCCTTAAGGTTGTCCATGCTGCTCTAGAGCTTGGTTTTACAGGTATAGGTGTTGCTTCTGACTTTGTTCACGTTGACACCCGTGGCACAACACCAGTTATGTGGACATACTCCTAATGCTTCATACAAAACATATTACGTTAACAGACGCTACTGAACAAACGCTGTTTACTATACCAACAGGCTATACGATACACATTGTGTATATTTTTATTGCCAACCACGGCGGCAGTACAAACCAAGTAAGTCTTTGGTGGGAAACAGGCGGTGTAGACCAAATGTACTTCTTTGACGGTACTAGTATCGGTGCAGGAAATAAAGAAGTATTAGGCGGCCAAAACGACAAAGGCATTTTTGTTTTGCACAATGGAGATACTGTAAAAACTCAAGCATCTTCAGCAACAGGGCAGATGGAAGTAGCAGTTACCTTCCAGCTACTAGAAAGACCACAAGCGTTTAATAACTTTAATGGATCTTAATATAGAACTACTGCCTTGGCAACAGGATGTCTGGGCAGACGACACAAGATTTAAAATAGTAGCTGCTGGGCGACGTACTGGTAAGTCTAGATTAGCAGCATGGATGTTAATAGTTAACGCACTTCAGGCGGACAGAGGCCATGTATTTTACGTCGCACCTACTCAGGGACAAGCCAGAGACATCATGTGGACCACCCTTCTCGATCTTGGGCATGAAGTTATCAGTGGTAGCCATGTTAATAATCTTCAAATTAAGCTTATTAATGGAGCCACTATCAGTCTCAAAGGAGCTGACAGACCAGAAACCATGCGAGGTGTCAGCCTTAAGTTCCTAGTAATGGACGAGTACGCTGACATGAAGCCTGAGGTATTTGAGCAGATCCTAAGACCTGCTTTGGCTGACCAGAAGGGCTGTGCGATGTTCATAGGGACACCTATGGGTCGAAACCACTTTTATGAGTTGTACAAGTATGCGGAATTAGGAAATGATGAAACGTACAAGGCATGGCACTTTACTTCTTACGATAATCCTCTTCTTGACCCGTCTGAAATCGATATTGCAAAAAAGTCTATGTCTTCTTATGCGTTTCGTCAGGAATTTATGGCGTCGTTTGAAGCCCGTGGTTCAGAGATGTTTAAGGAAGACTGGGTACGCTTTAGTGAGGATGAGCCGGAAATAGGAGATTACTACATTGCAGTTGACTTGGCAGGTTTTGAAGAAGTCAACAAGAAGAAGACTAAAAATTCCAAGCTTGACGACACAGCCATCGCCGTGGTTAAGGTCAGTGAGCATGGTTGGTATGTTGACAATATCATATACGGCAGATGGTCACTTGACGAAACAGCAGCTAAGATATTTCAGGCCGTTAGAGATTACCGTCCCGTATCGGTTGGAATCGAAAGAGGTATTGCTAAACAAGCCGTTATGTCACCTCTGATGGATTTACAAAAACGGTACGGAACATTCTTTAGAGTAGAAGAACTAACCCACGGAAACAAAAAGAAAACAGACAGAGTAATGTGGGCGTTACAAGGGCGCTTTGAAAATGGGTACATTACGCTGAATAAGGGAGAGTGGAACAGTAGATTTTTAGACCAACTCTTTCAATTCCCTGACCCTTTAACACATGACGACTTAGTGGACGCTTTGGCGTACATCGACCAACTGGCAAATGTAGCGTACGATTACGACTACGAAATTGAAGACCATCAAATACTAGATGTGGTAGCAGGATACTAATATGGCAAAAAAGAAAAAGCCAGAATTTATTGACAGAATTCTTAATCCTCAAAAATATCCTTATATCACAAATAAAGACGGGTCTGTTTCTACGCACGAAATGGCGGCAGAAGTAGATGAAAACGGAAATTGGTTTGTGTTTCCTACAATTCAATATGATGGAAAAACTTTGCGTCGTTTTAAATCCAATAAAGAAGCAATGGAAAATGCTTTAAAAACAAACAATTTTTTGACCATGCCTTCTAAAAAAGAAGCTATTGACTATGCTAAAGGCGGTTACAAAAAAGGAACTGCTCTTGAAACTTTTAATCCCTTGGCTAGTAAAGCAAAGGCGGCAAAAACATTTATAGACGCTTTGGAGTAAAGCCATGACTGACTTATATGAACAAGACCCACTTATGGTTGAAGAAACGCTTGAAGAGTGGGTTATAACTAAATGTGAAAACTGGAGAGACTATTACGAAAGTAATTATGAACAAAGATTTGAAGAATATTATAGACTATGGCGTGGTATCTGGGACCCTGCTGACTCTGAGCGTAGGTCTGAGCGTTCCCGTATTATTTCTCCTGCACTTCAGCAAGCAGTTGAGTCTAATGTAGCGGAACTAGAAGAAGCTACGTTTGGTCGTGGTAAGTGGTTTGACGTTAGCGATAACTTTGGTGATACCAACAAACAAGACGTACAGTTTTTACGCAACAAGCTTACCGAAGATTTTGAAGACTGCATGGTGCGTAAGGCTGTTGCAGAATGTCTTATTAACGCCGCAGTTTTTGGCACAGGTATTGGCGAAATCGTCATTGAAGAAATGAAAGAAATGGCTCCTGCTACTCAACCCATTATGGGAGGAGATCTGCAAGCAGTAGGAGTAAATATCACAGACCGTGTTAAAGTTAAACTTAAGCCTATACTACCTCAGAACTTTTTAATTGATCCTGTGGCCACGTCTGTAGAAGACGCTATGGGTGTAGCAGTAGACGAGTTTGTTAGCAAACACCAAGTAGAACTATTGCAAGAACAAGGCGTTTATAAAAATGTTTACGTTGGTCCTGCTGCAGCCGACACCGATCTTGAACCAGATCAAGACATTACTATTTACAACGACGACAAAGTGCGTTTGACTAAGTACTACGGTTTAGTACCACGAGAGCTTTTAGATTCTGCTACAAACGACGAAGACGAAGAACCAATACTAGAAGAAGAGCCTAGTTCACGTTACGTAGAAGCTGTTGTAGTAATTGCTAATGGCGGTATTTTGTTAAAAGCAGAAGCTAACCCTTACATGATGATGGATCGTCCTGTAGTAGCGTTTCCTTGGGATGTAGTACCCGGACGTTTCTGGGGTCGTGGGGTTTGCGAAAAGGGTTATAACAGTCAAAAAGCTTTGGACACTGAGTTACGAGCTAGAATTGACGCCTTAAGCCTTACAATTCATCCTATGATGGCTATTGATGCCACTCGTTTACCACGAGGCGCAAAACCTGAAGTACGTCCCGGCAAACTAATTCTAACTAGCGGAGATCCTCGTGAAGTACTCCAGCCTTTCAACTTTGGTCAAGTCAATCAAATTACTTTTGCTCAAGCCGGAGCATTGCAGCAGATGGTACAGCAAGCAACGGGAGCAGTGGACTCAGCAGGAATTGCAGGTCAGGTTAATGGCGAGGCTACTGCCGCTGGTATTAGTATGTCTCTTGGCGCTATTATTAAACGCCACAAGCGCACACTGATTAACTTCCAGCAGTCGTTCTTAATTCCGTTTGTTAAAAAAGCTGCTTATCGGTACATGCAGTTTGACCCAGAAAACTATCCAGTAGCTGACTACAAGTTTAATGCATCTAGTACTCTTGGGATTATTGCAAGAGAATACGAAGTTACTCAACTTGTTCAATTACTACAGACTATGCAGAAAGACTCACCGTTGTACAACACGTTGATACAAAGCATTATTGACAATATGAACCTTTCTAACCGTGAAGAACTGTTGGCGGCTATGCAACAAGCTATGCAACCAAACCCACAACAGCAACAAATGCAAATGCAGGCACAACAAGCACAGATGGCATTCCAGCAATCACAAACTGCAGCGCTATCTGCTCAGGCTCAAGAGTCACAAGCACGTGCTGCTAAGTTGGCTGCAGAAGCTCAGGCAGTGCCGCAAGAGCTTGAAATTGACAAGATTAACGCTATCACTCGAAACCTTCGTGAAGGTGATGCAGAAGACAAAGAGTTTGAACGCCGCATGAGAGTGGCTGATACTCTCCTTAAAGAAAAAGCAATACAAGGTAAAACTAATGCTAATAACACAAAAAGAAATGCAGTCCCTTCTGGACCAAGTCAACAACCACTTCCAAGGAACATTTCAGCGCCTACAGGACCTAGAGGCCAAGGTGGACCAACTAGAAACCAAGGTGGAGGAACTATGTAATGCCCAAGTCCAAGGACCCAAAACTAGCACGAGCAGGGGTAAGCGGGTACAACAAGCCAAAGCGGACGCCTAGTCACCCGACTAAGAAGTTTGTAGTAGTAGCCAAAGAAGGCGACAAAACCAAGACCATACGTTTTGGTGATGCAAAAATGACTATTAAAAAAGACCAACCTGCACGACGGAAGTCGTTTAGAGCGCGTCACAAGTGTGACACAAACCCACCTAGTAAACTCACAGCACGATACTGGTCGTGTAAAAAATGGTAAGGAGATAGTTATGCCGTTAAAATCAAAACAAAATACCACTAAAAGAAAGCCAAAACTTTCTAGTGTTTTAGATGAATATTCTACAGCTTCTATTAAAAGATACTTAAGAAACAAAGAAGCTGATAAAGAAAGAGCAGCGGAACTTCGCTTGTCTCCTTTAACTAACGAAGAAGTAAGAAAAAGAAAAGAAGTAGGTTATGGACGAGATAACAAAAAAATGGATACAAAAAGAAAAAATACTGTTATGTCTAACTATACTATAAAAAAGAAAAAAAAGTAGGAGATAGCTATGCCAATGGTAAACGGTAAGAAGTACGCATATACAGAAGCAGGTAAAAAGAAAGCTAAAGCCGCTGCAAAGAAAACAGGTAAAAAGGTTAGCTATGGCAAAAACAAAAAGTAGCCCCAAACCTAAAAACAAAGCGTTGTACGCTAGAGTCAAAGCAGAAGCAAAGAAGAAGTACAAGGTGTGGCCTAGTGCTTATGCTTCTGGCTGGTTGACTAAAGAGTACAAGAAGCGTGGTGGAACTTATGAGTAAACCAAAAGGCGGACTCACTAAGTGGTTTAAAGAAGAGTGGGTAGACGTTAAGACTGGTAAACCTTGTGGTCGTAAATCTGCAAAGGGTGATAGTAAACGTCCTTATCCTTCTTGTCGGCCTAAAGCTGTTGCAGCTAAGATGACTAAAGCTGAAAAAGCTTCATCAGCACGTCGCAAAACTGGACCTGCTAAAATTAAACATGCTGTCACTGCATCAGGACGTAGAAGAAAAACTTCTAAAAAGTCTTGACAAATGCATAAAAATGTGGTATAATATAACTATATAGTATAACAACAGAGGAAACTATGACTCCCGAGCTTGAAACTTATTTTAATAATTATAACGAACTCTTCAACCACGAAGGTTTCAAACAACTCGTACAAGAGCTTTCCAATAACGCAACGCAACTAGCAGATATTCA